CGCAACTTGAACGTCTTGATTTGGAAATCGAGTTTGAAAACCGCCGTTATCAGATTGCCTATGACGCATTGCAAGAACGGATCGCACTTGCTGAACAGGACCCGACTTATAGTCAGCCCGCCATTGATAAGCTTAAAGCACAGATGGCGGAACTTGGGCAAGGCCATGAACGCACGCAGGCGAAGAATGAGGGCAAACGCGAAAGCCAACGCCGGAAAGATGCACCAAACGTCATGGAAATGCTTCAGGACGGTGGCAAGAATGTTTGGCAAGAAGCGCAGCAGCAGATGGGACAGGCTTTCTCCGCCATGTTGTCACGAACGCAGAATTTCCGAACGGCGATGAATAACTTTTTCAAAAGTATGGGGCAAACCTTTATCCAAGAAATGGTTACCAAACCGCTTGCAGGCATGATGCAGCGCATGGTTCAGGAATCAGCGATTTACAAGATGATTTTCGGGACTAAAGAGACGTTGGAAACGGCGGCTGCGGCTAAGACTGCGACGACCAAAGCGACGGAAACGACGGCGGTCGTCGGTAGTAATGCCGTTCAAGCGGCGTCAGGTGCGGCGGCTTCTCAAGCGTCTATTCCGTATGTCGGTCCTATTCTTGCCGTTGCAGCGATGGCGGCAATGATGGCGGCTGTAATGGGTTTGATGGGCGGTGGCGGCTCTTCAACAACCACGACCACTACGCGGATTCCATCGGCGGCTGGCGGCTGGGATATCCCAGCAGGCATCAACCCACTGACGCAACTGCACGAAAACGAGATGGTCTTGCCCGCGGAACACGCGCAGACAATCCGTGAAATGGCAGGTCAGTCAGGGGGCGATAACAGCACGATTATTATCAACACAACGGGCGGCGATTTTGTCCATAAAAAGGACATAGCGAAACTGCTAAAACAAATGAATCGTGATTTCAAATTGGTGTAAGTGTTCAGGTCGTCTGAAAGGGCGACCTTTTTTCTATGGAGGTTTTTTTAAATGAGCAAGTCTATTCAATGGCTTAAATATGCCTTTGAACTTCGTTTTCTTCCCGTTCGCTTTCAGCGTTGGCTGTTCAGCACGGGGACACGGGCGGTTGAGTTTGTCAGCGGGTGTTCGATGATTGGTTATGCGCTGGTCTTCGCGTTCTCGCCGAACGATATCTACAACTGGCCCATCTACTACAAGTTCAAAGACATTTCGGAACTGACGCTGATACTGGTATTCGGCGGCGTCGGTGTGTTGCAGCTGGCGGCGATGTACTGGCAGACATTCAAAGGGGAAGTTCTGTCAGGTTATATGCTGTTGATATCAGCTTTTATCTGGTATTTGACGGCATATGCGTTTTGGGCTGCCTATCCGCCTGCACATACAGGCATGGTCATCCCGCCCGTCTTGGCGTTCCTTTGCTTACTCGCTGGCAATAACTCACTTAAATTCTTGTTTTCGGAGGATAAATTTAAACGAAAACAAAAGGGGGAATGATGCACGATTTTTTTCAATTCGGCTATCTGTTTGCCATAGGGGGCGGCATCGTCGGTAGCGTTTGGTCAAGTATGAAAGACCATGACGCACCTGTATCAAGCCTGTTCGAAGCCTTGATTTCGGCGGTTGCAGCGGCGGCAGTAGCAGAGCGGTTTTTGATGGTAAATCAAGTGTGGACTTGCGCGGTAGCCGGTGCTTTTGTCGGCATCCTGACAGGTCATGCGATGGATACCGTGAAAAGCCTAGCCCCAAGCATTATGACTAAATGGGTCAAAAAAACGGCGGGTAAATTCGTCGATAAAGATTAATTCAACAACAGGTCGTCTGAAACTCAGACGACCTTTTTATTTGGAGACAAGAAATGCAAATAACTGAACACTTTAGCTTAAAAGAACTGACACGAAGCGAAACAGCGCGTCGTTTAGGTCTTCAAAATACGCCCTCCTCTGCTGAAATGGCAAACATTCAATACACGGCTGAACAGCTTGAAAAAATACGCGCTTATGTTGGGCGCGGAATTGTCGTAACTTCATGCTTTCGTAGCGAGCGTGTGAACAAGGCGGTCGGCGGATCGCCAACGTCTGCCCACCGTTTCGGCTTGGCTGCTGACTGCGATGCCATCGGCTTAACTTCTTTAGCATTTGCCAAAGAAATTATCAAAATGCGTGACGAAGGGAAAATCACGTTCGACCAGTTGATTCTTGAGTTCCCGGAACGCGGGGATGGTGCATGGGTGCATGTCGGCTTCCGCCGTAATAGCCCAATGCGTAACCAAATCATGACCGCAACCAAAAAAGGCGGGAAAACCGTGTATTTGCCCGGTCTGCACGTTTAGAGGTTGGGCATGAATCCCGTTGATTTTGCAAAACAGAAAATCACGGAATGGCAAGAAAAAAGCCGCGAAGCCAGCGAAAACGCAGACCTAGCGGCTTTTGAGTTTGCCGAACGTGAGATTAAAACCTATAAGGATATGCTTGAATTATGGCTCAAACGTTGCTCAGAAATTGGAAATTGATTGCGGTTTTAGTTGTTTTTGCAATCGTCATCGGTGCTTGGCAAGCAGACCGCAAAGCGGAATATCGGCGCGGGCGCGATGAGATGGCTGATGAAATTTCAGGTCGCCTGAAAGATGCCGCGATTGAGAAAGCTAAAGAAGACCGTGAATCGTCTACCGTGTATCAGACCGGCAAGGCCGTGCGTGAAGAAAAGGAAAGGGTGCGCTATGTCCAAGTACCTAAAATTATTGAAAAAACTACCTACCGGAATGTCTGTCTTGATTCTGATGGGCTGTCAGTCATCAACGCCGCCATTGCCGACGGCAATTAAACCGCCTGCCGACTTGGTGCAGCCATGCCCAAATCTGCCTAAACTTGAGGGCGGTACGGGCGCGGATGTATTGCCGTGGTCGTTGCAAGTCATCGGCTTGTACAATGACTGCAAGGCAAGGCATAAGGCGTTGGCTGATACTCTTCAATAAACAAAGGCCGTCTGAGTTCAGACGGCTACTTATTAAGATTCGTTATTGTCTGTTTCTTCGGGCGCGTTCCCATGCTTCGCCGGCTTCTTTGGCAATTCGGGGTGCGTTTTTGATTTGCTCTAATGTGAGGTTTTTGGGCTGAGCAACTAGCCGACCGTCAAACACGCCGTCGGCGACCTTTGAAAATTCAAAAACCCAGCCATCTTCATGGCTGGCCGTTTGCGTTTCAAAATCAACCGTCCAGCGGCGATGCCAGTTTCTATTTGGATGAGACATTTATATTTCCTTTCAAAAAAAGCCGCCATATTTCAGGCGGCCTTTGTTTTCTTACCGGTTTGTTAAATAATCATCAATATCTTTATAAAAGGCAGAAATTCTATTTTCTAACTCTTCTCTTGTTGAATCATGAATGTCAACTGTTCTTTCTTTGCCTTCCAAAATGCAGTTAATTCCATGAATCAGGCTATCTACTCTAAGTTTGCCACGATAGTTGCAAATTTCATAATAAGAATCAAGTTGTTTGAGTTCGTAAGCTAAGTCCATTTTAATTTCCTTACCCCTGATTACCCGAGGCGCGGTTTGCGCGGCTGCGCTGAATCCATATATGTATATTACCGCTATTTTAGCGGTAATGCAATATTTATTTTGTTAGTTTTTGTAAAAGCTCAAACCATTTTTTTAACGGCATGTCCGTATGGCTTTTGAGATTTATATCGGCCTCCCAGCGTTGGAATCCTGATATTTTTACGTTTAATAGGTCAGCAGTTGCTTGTTGTGTCAATCCGTGTTTTTGGCGTAATGCCTTTAGATTGTTTGGTGTATAACCAAACTCAATATTATCAATCATCGATAAGCTCCCGTGTCGGTGTGATGAGTTCGTCAAATACTCGATGCAATGCCTCAAATTTAGGCTGTTGCAGCGCGCGCAAATCGGCAAATAAGTCGATAAGATCCTCATCGTGTCCTTTGCTGATTGCCTGCTTGATTTGAGAGAGCAGGCTCAAATAATCCTGCTCCCACTTATCTGCCCAATCATGCGCCATTTCGCGGCGCGCCTCTCGTTTTTGGATCTTTTTGAGCCGTTCGGTGATGCTTGTTCGGTTTTTTGCCATAATGTCCCCAAAACAAAAGCCGCTTGATAAATCAGGCGGCTTTTGCAATTCGCATCAAAAAAGATTGATGATATTTAATATAACTTCTTTAGTTTCAACACGCAGCCCCAATGGGCTGAATAACAAAGTTGACTTTAAGCCTAATCATCAACCTTGTCAATGACTTTATGATGTTAATTCGCGCCATGCCTCTGTATGGCCATATTCTTTTTGCTCATACATCAACTCAATAATAATGGCGAGATTCTTGGCTGTTGATTTCTCAATCAATTCTTTTGGGAGTTTGTCCCAAAGGCTTTTAAAAGTTTGATGATATTGACCGATTTTGCTGATAGATTTTGATTTGGCGTATTTCATTTTTGACCTTTCCGCCGCCCGAAGGCGGCAGCATTAAAAATTAATTAAAGAGAGCCTCAACAGATTTTACAGCGGCGTCAAAATCGCGGCTTGTAGTACCTTTGCCCATTTTGCTGACAAGTTTGTTTGTTGCAATATCAAAATAAAGCTGGTAGCTGCGATTGCCTGCAAAGCCTTTGTCACAAGCGGCGAGATTGATATAAACTCGTTTACCGTTCCAATCTTTTGCAATGCCGTCGATGCCTGCGTTTGCCATCATTTCGTTAATTTGATTCGCTTTCATTTTTTGCTCCTATCCGCCCGTAGGCGGTCAGTTGGTTAATCATATTTGGCAGACCTTGTTGTCTGTCTATGTGTATATATTACCGCTAAAATAGCGGTAATGCAAGAGGTTTTTGAAAATATTT